TAACCTTCTGTAGGCGTTGTTGTAGAACCGCTCTTAAATGCATCAGTTACTGCAGAGTTAGAATCCATTTCAGTCATATCTTCAAGAGAACGAACTACTGTATAATCACCCATGCCAGCATGAGCACTTGCATCAAATTTTTCAAGGTTTACTTTACGGAATCTTTGATATTCAGTAGTAGCTTCAAGAAGAATGAAATTTCCACTATAAGAAATATTCAATAACTTCTCACCATAAACAAGAAGTTCATATTTCTTTATTGTCTTAACAAGATTTTCAACAGTAGTAACAGTATCTGCTTTCCAAACAAATTCAACAGTAAAAGGTTTACCTTTGAATATTAAATCATTGGAATATCGTGAGTCCTGAGAAGCCTGTGTAAGACCGATATATAATGCAAGACGGTATTGTTCACCTTCCTTTGCGTCAAGTTGGGAAAGATCTATAGCAACTGCGGCAAGTTCGGGATCAGTTGCTTCAGCTTTATAAATAGCAACTACATTGTCTGCTTTAAAGTTATTTACTCTCTTAACATTAAAGTTGGCGCATTTATCTTCTGTTGCATTTTGTGCACTCCAAAGAGGTAGACCTGTGGTAAGGTCTTTGTTAGAATTAATTACATTAGTGGTTGTAAATGTAAACATAGTTTAAATTAGTTTTATTCAGCCTGCTAACGAGTTCCCGCAGGTTGAGGTTGAGTTGTCTATGCTTGAGCTGGATTAGCAATAGACTGTGTTACAACTGGATGTGTCTAAATTCTCGGATCGGCTGTATTTTCCATCACGAGAGTTGTCAGCTCATTTATTATCTCTTGACATACATAATCAGGAAATTCCATGATTTGTGATGTGTCTGCTGTAAGGTTAACCTGTTCCTGTGTTAATCTAATTTCTTGTGGGGTCTTAATATAATCGATGAATACCTTTTTTAGTTCAAAAATTGAATCATCGTGACCGTAGCGGATCTCGAGTCTTACATTACTACTATTTCCATACCTCATACCTGCTTCTCTTTCTACCATATCTCCTGTAAATCCAGTGACAGATATTTTTCTAGGAGCTAACCCTTCTCCACTTGAATCAAGTGTATTTGAAGGAATTTCCTTCGTTGGATCAGTACCCCTTGTGTCAGCATTTAGAGTTGCACTATTTGTAAGTGGATTAGTAGGAACCCATTCATTAGTATTTACTTGATGAAGATAATAATAAGGCCTCCAAGGAAGAGGTCTATTATAATAATCATTAATAATTACAGACCAGATATCAGCGGTAAGACGTTTAGCTGCGAATTGCACATCGTCTCCAGCATTGTAACATTTATATCGTTTATTAACTTTATATATACAGATACAATTTAATAAATGCATATAATCGGGAGGAAGTTGTACTTCATAAGTTGCTCCGAATATTTTAGATGACCCAGCACCTAAGTCTGAAAGTCCGCTCATAGGTTCAAACTCTGTAGATTTATTAGTATCAAGTATTGCAGTGGATTTTAGGACTCTAAGATCGTCAGTAGTTTGCTAATTAACATCATAGATGTTATAGCGTTTATTTATGTATTGTCGAATGGCTTTATTGAAGAAGTAATTAAAGTCTGCTAGTAACATACTAGGTGCATTTACTTTACTTAGTTCTGTCAACATGCCCTCCCATACTTCTCTAGCTGTCATAGCCATGTTTTTTTTTCAGCTATAAATCCTTATCTATTTAGGTATTATGTTCATCTCACATATACCTTTGCTTATTCAGCACTTTGATAGTAATCTGGGTATGTATCTTTTTTAATAAGATCGAGGACCTTAGAGTTCTTTGCATCCTTCATCCATGCAATCACTGCATCATCAGTGGCACCCAGCACTATATTATCTCCATATAAATAAAGTTTGTTCTTAATATAGATAACTTTCTTCTCTTTAGCTTCTATAAATAGAAGTCTAAGAGTAGTATCTCCACCTGTATAAAGATTTATAATCTTTTGAGGATCTTTATCAGCGATTCTAAGTAAGAAGTCCATAACATCCGCATCGGGCTGATTACTCATGTTTTTTCCAAGAATACGTGCCATATTTCTACGTCCGTCTGAACCACGTTCATCGTCATAGATATATGATTCGGCATTGTGTACAAGTTTTTTATGAGTTACCTTACGCTAAACTTCGAGTCCTGGTCTATCAACATATAATTCTGCAACGCCATAACGTACAGACATCTTTTTAAGAGTAGGCTTAGGCCCATCCATTATAAAATCGCCATTTGCATCTCTAGCATTACGATCTTTACAAATGTAAGGACAGTTTTCAACAGCTTCCCATTCTGCTTTTTGATAAGGATCACTTAAATTATATGTTTTTCCACTAGTGATTTCAAAGAAGTGAGTTTCTGGGAAGTAAACTGCTTTACCTTCTGCCCAATCATTTCTTTCTTTCTCACTCATAATCATATCACCTTTAGAATCTACTTTCTTTATACAAGGAGGATATTGTCCATATTTATTCTTACAAGGCTAAATGATATATTTAATATTAGCCTTATCATATATACTCCTTAATGTAATAATATTATTATCAAATACAATATCGGTTGTAGTAACCTTTTTATTCACCATATTAATTCATTAACATTAAAATAAAGCAGAGAGGAGCTTGTCCTCCCTGCCAATCTATTATTCTAGTTTAATTTCTTTATTTCTTAGTTTGTGGCTCTTGTAATTAAGCTTCACGCAGCATCGCACTACGATAAGGAGTAAATGCAGCAACTCCGGCATCTAGATTGATTGAAATCTATAGACTATATCATCATTTTATGTTCTTTTACCGTTCATAAAACGCTCCTCGCTTCCACTATTTATTAAATAATGTACTCTACTCACTTCTTCACTTCTGTATTTCTCAGAAGCTATGCTTTCGATAGTCGTTGAGCTTTTTCTTAAAATAGTTAAGAACTTAGCTGCTGATCATTCAGTTATACTGAGTTTTCCAGCAATTCAAGGAGTTTTTTAAAGATGGGCCTATGCCTTTTATTATTTGATTAAGCCCATCATCACCATCTTAGAGCCAGCTACATTTGAAGCAACTTCACCAGATGTTTTACCATCTAATCCACCTACGCCTGCAAGTTTGTTAGTGATGAAGTCTTTTCCTGTCAAACTGAATTTCGCAAGAGCTGGCATACCAGTTGTCTTGTCTGCGGTGAGATCAACGCAAATACCGTAACCTTTATCAGGATATTCGCGTGTAAGTGCGCGATCAACCACGAAGCTGATCTAGTTTCCGGAGTAGATATATGTATCGTAGGTCGCTCCGACCTTTACATAACCACCAATACCCTTATTAGCAGACTTAGAATACATATAAGTAGCGTCTGTCTTATAATTGTAGAGGTAATCACCAAGAACGGTATTTATATCCATCCATAATTTGCGATTGCAAATAAAAATCCCAATTATATTAATCTTACACTTTCATGTAAGTTTAGACTATATCATTATCTTATTTTAATGGTTTTATATTATCCTTATTTCCATAGAAATATCTCCATCTAAATCCTCCACATCGTTTTTGAGAACCTTTAATTGCTGCAATAATGTTTGGAGGAGTTTTTATTCCATTTGCATCAGCAGCTTCTTTTATTGAGGAATAAGATTCTAGAAAAACCCCTTCATCATTATACTTTGCCACTGCTGCAAGATGTTTATTTATTTCGAATTCAAATTTATTTGTATATGACCAATAATATCCAAAAGATTGCTTTGTTCGTTTACAACAATTATTTGAAATAGCTACTTTTGCAGATTTAGGATTTTTAAATTGTTTTGCTGCTTCAGAAACAGATTGATAAACTTTTAATAAATTTCCTTGTAAATCGAATTGATATACTGTGCGTTCTTTAGTTTGAACTGGATCAATGTCGGAATCATCTTCATTATAATATCTCCATTGATAATTTCCACAATATTTTGAATGACACTTTAAATTTCCTATGATAGAAGTTAATCCCATTTTTTCTTTAGCTTCTTGAATAGAATCCCAAACTCTAAGAAATTTCCCTTCTAAAGTATATTGTGCTATTTTTCTACTATGTATATACATAGCATGTTTTCCTCCAGTCATAAGATTATAGGTATCTCTTCTTTTTACAAATTCTATATTTACTAATTCTGCTTCTTTAGCATAGGCTTGTTCTCTACCTAAGTCACTATCTGGATATTCAAATAAAGTTTCTCTCTTAAAATTTTCATATCCATATTTAATAACTGCTGCGGGAAAACCTGGGTTTTTCTTTTTATAACCTTTACATTCTACACCACATCCAATATACCCATCAAATATATCTGGATTAGTTCTATGAACTCCGATGTATATTTTACCATTAATTAAGTTTGTAGTTTTATAAACTATATATTTATAAATTACTCTTTTTTTCATAAGATATAAAACATTTAGTCGTTGAACGTTATTTCCTTTAGAAATCCTTCGCTGCTGATTGTCTATTGTTAATAGTACTTAGCATTACTGCATATACCATATTTTTGCTTTTTTCTACTTTCGTGACTATTAATAGTGCAAAAATCTTTAAGAGTTTCCAGCAATTTGAATTATTATTTTTATAACCTTTTCAGGCTACCACACCTAGATTTATTAAGTGTCCACCTGTATCACTCTGAGCTTTATCAGCCATATCACTCATAATCATATTGAAGAGTGAGAGTGTAGGCATACCAGAGTAACAATACTTGTTACAAGCAGCTTCAATCTGAGGAATGAAACCCTCCCCAATATAAATAGGGCGTCCTGTGTCAGGATCTGTGATTGTTGGCTTACCATTCACATCTATATCGGTCTTGTTAAAGCATACAACTTTGTTAATCAATATATTTCTATATTGTTCAGACTATATCTTCATCTATTTAAAGATGTTCCCCATTTCCACGTGTAGTGTACTCTACTTTCTTGCGATTTCGATAGTCGTTGAACGTTATTTTAACACTTAGTATTAAAATCTTCGCTGCTGATTGGCATATTCAATAAGAACGTAGCGTTCCAGCAATTAAAGGAATTTAATCAGGGCTAGCTTACTTCCACCCTGTATTCATGGCGTACATAAAGGTATCGAGAAGCTCTTTCTCTTTCCTTACCATCTTATATACACCTTCGGTCTTTGTTTTGTCTTTGTCGTCGCAGATACTCATGAATACATTCTCTTGCAATGCATATAAGCTAGACCAGCTAACATCGCAACGGAATGTTGTCATGAAATTACGTAATTATTCTTATATTCACATATAAGTTTAGACTATATCTTCACCTTATAAAGGTGCTCCCTGTTTCCACTTATGATAAGTGTACTCTACTCGTTTATTCGGTATTTAACCTATACTTTCGATAGTCGTTGAACGTTATTCTATTGTAGAATCTTCGCTGCTGATTGTCTCATAGAGAGGTCCCAGCAATTAAAGGAGTTTATTGTGAGCGAACTCGAAGTTGCACCGTAATTAATATCTAATGCAACTCCATCTGAGATTGGAATTTTGAATACAATTATTGTTAATCAGTATGTTTCCATACTGTTCAGACTATATCTTAATCTAAATATTTAAATACAAATCCTTTACATATATTTCTTTTTCCTAATGCAACTAACTTTGCATTTTTATATCCTGCTTTAACGCAGTCAGTCATTGTTTCAAACGTTTCTAATAGGTTTCCTTCTTTATCGAATCTTCCTACTTTCCCTCCTGTATAAGGTTTTTCAACATGAGTTCGATTTTTTATGGCTTTTATAGGTCCTATATTATCAACCTTTTCATACGAAAATTGATGCCCAAGAAATTGATGCCTATGCTTTATTGCTCTAGGTAAATGTCCTCCTCCTTTTGCGTTAGGATTCAAATATTTTGCTGCAGCAATTAAGCTTTCAAACTCCATTTCATAATTTCCATTAAGATCATACATATAAACTTTAACCATAAATTGAGATACATCTCTGCCTCCCAAAATTAAGTTATAAGTATCATCTCTTTGTATAAATTCATCATTTACCAAGTCTGCTTCCATTTTATAAGCATCTGCTTCTATATCAAAAACCTTAATTGTAGTACGAATAAAGTTTTTAATACCATATTTCTTTACAGCATACTGAAAATACGTTTTTGGATGCATATAACTAGAAGGTCGATAAATATAGATTCCATTTCCTAAATATCCATCGAAATCATCCGGAGTCTCGGTTTTATGTACTCCAATATAAATTTTTCCATTGACCTTATTGGTCGTTTGATATACTATATATTTCATTGTATTTAAATTTTAGATTTATTCCATTTCGGGGTTGATTTCCCCTACGTCTATCTAGACTAGTCTTTGAACATTCCTTAGTATTTCTCTTTGAGCTTATATTTTCTAAGGCTTTGCTGCTGATTGGCATATTCAATAAGAACTTAGCGTTCCAGCAATTAGAAATATTTATTTAATTTTTCATTAAGCAACTAACTTAACGGAGGAAAGCTATCTTAAATTTAAACCTTCCTC